TTCAACTTGTCGAGCCTGCTCGACATCATCCACCAGTCCGGGCAGCCGATGGTTGTTCAGGAAGGAGCAGCAGTATGAGCACCACCACGCTCGCGGATCTCTTCAAGGAGTTCCAGGAGACCGGCGGAGGCGGAGCGCCGCCCGCAGTCGAAGGAGGCGTCTACAAGCTCCGCTGCACCGACGCCTTCGTGTACGGAGAGGGCGAGGCCAGTACGATCCTCGGGTCGGCGGTCATCGAGGAAGGCCCGCTCGTGGGCAAGCGCGTGGCGCATGGCGGCTACGGCACGCTCAAGGGCGAAGGCCACAAGTACGCGTTCGTGCTCTGGCGCCAGCTGGGCCTGACCGACGAATGGCTCCAGAGCGCCACGGCCCTGGCCGGTTCGGACAAGCACACGCTCCTGACGGAGGTCGCCAAGGCCATCGTCGGCCGGGTGTACGAGGCCACCCTGGTGGTCGACCACTACAACCCGGAGGAGCCGCGGAACAAGATCGGCAAGCGCACGAAGATCACGTTGCTCGCCGCTCCGCCGCTCCCGCCGCTCGGTGGTGTGCCGGTGGGTGCAGCCCCGGTGGCCCAGGCGCCTGTCGCGCCTGCGCCGGTTGCTGCGGCACCTGCCCCGGTTGCGGCCCCTGTCGCCGCCGTGGCGGCTCCTGTGGCCGCGGTGGCCCCAGCCGTAGCGGTTGCTCCGGTGGCCGTCGCTCCCGCACCGGTGGCCGCGGTAGCCCCGCTGGCCGAGGCTGTTGCCGCGGCGGTCGCTCCGGTCGCTGCACCGGCGCCGGTTGCCGCGGTTGCCGCTCCGGTGGCGGCTGCCGCTGCTCCGGTGGCTGCCGCCGCTCCTGCGGCCCCACTCGCGGTCGCGGCCATCGCAACGGACGACGAGCCGGGCTTCTAGGATGGGAGCCACCTACGAGCCGCGGGTCTGCGCCCTGGACGGGTGCGAGGTCGAGTTCATCCCGAAGCGGATCAACCAGATCTTCTGCAAGGCCACGCACGGGAAGGTGGCTGCCAACCGCCGTCGAGACACGAACGACGGGCCACTGCCCGAGAGGCGGTGCGTCCTGACCGGGTGTACAACCACGTTCGTCCCGAACCGTGCGAACCAGCGCTTCTGCTGCACGGCCCACGGGGCCAAGGCGGTATCGCTGGGAAGAGCAATCGGTGGGGCGCCGGAGGGTACTGACCTTGAGTCAACCCTCCGGCGCCAGACCGAGCGCGACCAGGAACAAGCCCATCGCTCCGAGCTAAAGAAGCTCACGGCGATGGAGGAGCGGATCCGCCGGTACGAGGGTGTGCTGGAAGGTGCCCTCACGGCCTACGAGCCGACGCCGCTGGTGTTCGTGACTCCGAAGACCCGTGAGAAGCTCCCGCAGCACGAGTTGATCCTCTGCACCGGAGACTGGCATACCGGCGCCGTGTCGAAGATCCACGAGACCGGCGGGGTGTACGAGCAGAACGTCGAGACGACCCGGCAGCAGGTGTTCCAGCTGTGGGATCGCATCGTCCGGCTGCACGCGATCCAGTCCAGCGGGATCCACTTCACGAAGCTCCACATCATCGCGCTAGGCGACCTGATCGACAACGACGACATGCGGCCGAGCCAGCACCGCAGTGTCGAGGACGTCATGACCGTGCAGACGGTGCAAGCGTTCGACCTATTCAGCTGGCTCTGCCGTCAAGCCCTCACCCTCTTCCCCGAGGTCGAGGTCGAAGTCGTCGGCGGGAACCACGACCGCACCGGGCGCAGCAAGGGTAACGCGGGTCTCGGCGAACTGGACTACGCCGACACCATGTCCTGGCTGATCGGTGAGTTCACGAAGCGCCTGTTCGCAGACGAGCCGCGGATCAAGGTGCGCAACTGGAACACGTACTTCGGGTACAAGCACGTCGCCAACCACCGCGTCGTCTTCGAGCACGGCTCCAGCATCAAGTGGGCCGCGAACAGCTACGGAGGCGTGCCCTGGTACGGGGTGTCGATGCTCCCGGTGAAGTACGCCTCGATGCTCGGGGCGCCCGACCTGATGATCATCGGCCACGGCCATCGCCCGGCGGTACTCCCGTTCGGCGTTGGCGCCTGGCAGATCCTCAACGGCGCGCTACCGGCGACCAGCCTGTACGAGCAGTCCAGCTTCAAGAGCGTGCATCGCCCGCTCCAGTGGCTGCTCTCCGTCCACGAGAAGCACGGGCTGACCGGCTTCACGCCGATCTACCTGGACGTGCCTGGCACGCTCAAGCCCGGCGAGATCTGGACTGACTCCGAGAAGTACGCCGACCTGGCGAACGAGCGAGCGAGCAGTGCCTCCTCGTAAGCCGAAAGCATCGCCCGCGAAGTCCCGAGGGACAAAGGGCGAGGCCGCTCCCGGTGGGGCCGTTGTGCCCTACCGGGAGCGCCCAATGCCGCGCACCGAGTTGACGATGAAGATCGCCCTGCTCGACGCGTACGGGTACAACGCCCGTGAGATCTCGGACGAGGTCGGCTGCACGCACAACCACGTCCGCAACCTGCGCACGCACCCGGACTACCGGAAGCTCCTACGCGAGTTCTACGACGGCCAGGACTTCGACGGGTCGCTGGCGTTCCGCGTCTACGAGCAGAGGCTGGCGCGACTGGCGTACGCCGCGCTCGACGCGCTCGGGGAGCAGCTGACCGAGACCCTGCGCTCGGACGACGGTGAGGACACCGGGCTGCCCCAGCCGCAGATCAGGCAGGGCGCCGCCAAGGAGATCCTGGGCGCGGTGGGTCGGCACGTCGCGGCGCACGCTCGCGCCTCTTCTCCCACAGCGGGAAGTTCAGGAGGATCCGTCACGGTGCATCTACATCTGGACGAGCAGGGTAAGGTTCTTGAGATACACGAAGGCGAGGAGGAGGACGTCATCGATGGCTGACCTTGGCCCCGAGATAGAGGTGATCGAGATCGAGCCGGTGCCACTGCCGGATGTCCTGCCGGACGAGATCCCCGAGACCGCACCGGTCGAAGATCCGGTGCTTGTACCCGTATGAGGTACAGCGAGCCGGAGGTGCGGCGCGCAACGATCATCCACCACGACGGCGCCATAGAGGCAATTGTAGGGTTTCGAGCCTGGCGATTGTCGTTTTCCGGTGGGGTTGCCACGCTCCGGTCGATGTACGCGGCGCAGGAATGGACGCCGCACACCGTGCTCGACGCAGAGTGCAAAGCCACGGCGTGGCACAGCGCGCTCCCGTACAACCACGAAGCCACCGACGAGACCCTTGCACCGCACCGCGAGGACTGCCGCTGCGGGATCTACTCCTTCCGTACGCCGCAGCAGCTGGGCCTGGAGGTGTGGTCGTTGCCTCCCGGCGTTCACGGCGGCTACGTCGTCGCTGGCGAGGTATATCTGTGGGGCAGAATCCGCGTGCATAAACGCGGCTACCGAGCGGAGCACGCGAAGATCGCTTGCCTCTACCCGGAGTTCCTTCCGAAGGACTATGGGATCATCCGCACGCGCGTGGCCCGCGCGGGTGCGGCTGCACGGATGGGCATCGAGCTTGCCGCGCTTCAGTACGAGGTGCCCCTGGTGCAAGCCTCCAACCCGAACTGAAAGGATCTACCGTGACGCACAATGCCGAAAAGGCGTCTCCGGCCACGCCGCCGTACCCACCGCTCCCCTCGGAGCTTGCCGCTCTGCGGGCGCGGAACGCGAAGCTCACGCAGGCCGAGGTGCTGGAACGTGGACGCGTGTCCATGCGCCGACTGCGCGAGAGCCTGAACGACGCCGAGAAGGTCGGCCCGCAGATGCACGGCTGGTACGCGCAGATGGACTGGCACGACGTCGAGCGAGTGATCCTCGCGCTCGACGTGGCGCTGGCGACTCGTCGTCCACGCAAGAAGGCCGCATGAGGAAGCTGACCGCAGCCCTGTGGACGGCCGTCGTCCTGGCCGTAGGCTCGGTGGCGCACGCCGCGCACGCCGCGCACGACTCGGCCCAGCGCGTAACCTTGCACAGCCCGGCGTGGATGAAGCCCATCGTACGCCGCCTGTCCGTGTGCGAGTCGCGCGGCAACCCGGCGCATGAGGTTCACCGCTCGAACTGGGACGGCGGAGGGATCGTCTCCTGGTACGTCGGTACCTGGCGCACGGACGCGCGCGGCATCTCGAACGCGCGCTACCCGTGGGCCGAGCCAGACCTGTCGAAGCAGTACCGCGTGGCGCTCGTGAGCTTGGCGAAGCACCGGGACTTCGGGTGCCTCGACTATTCGTGGGTACGCTACGGGTGATGCAGACGTACACCGCACCGGCGCACGTCAAGCGCGTGATCCTCACGTCAGGTGAGGTCACAACGATGGGCGGGGAGAACCCGGACTTCTACACCGTCGAGATCTCGTACACGCCGGGCAAGCTGATCCTCTGCACGAAGGCCCTCAAGGAGTGGTTCACGGAGCAGCGATCCGTGATTCACTCCGCCGAGGGGTTCGCGCGTACGGTCGGCGAGGTGGTCTGTAAGGTGCTCGGCGTGACTGTGATCGTCACGGTGCGCCAGGTACCCAGGGGTGGTATTGGGATCGAGGCGGTCGCCATCGTCATCCCGAGCCAGCTATGAGCGAGGCCCCGGTCGAGATCCGGATAGTCACGCCCACCGACATGCCGGAGCCGCGCAAGCGGAAGAAGAAGCACCTGCCGAAGGTCGTCTCCAGCCTGGAGGCCGAGCGCATGATCCAGGCCGCGGCCACGGACGCCGAGTGTACTGAGCCAGAACGGGTGCGCAACAAGCTCGCGCTCACCCTGATGTACCGAGCCGGGCTGCGCGTATCAGAAGTGGTAAGCCTGGCGCCCCGCGACATCGAGGCGGACGGGATCATCCGTCTGTACGACGCGAAGGGAGGCGACGGCACCGCGTACTTCGACCCGGAGTCGATCATGCCGCTCGTCGCCGAGTGGGTCGGCTGGCGCGCTCGCTTCGTTCCGTTCGCCCGGCACGACCTTCCGCTGCTCGTAATGCTGCCCGCGGCTCGCGCCATGAACACGCGCTACATCCAGCGGCTCGTAAAGCGCCTCAAGGAGCAGCTGGGGATCCGAGGTATCGTCACTCCACACGTGTTCAGGCACACCTACGCGACGGAGCTTCTCGAAGAGGGCTTCAGCCTCATCGAGGTGCAGAGCGCCCTGCGCCACGCGAACCTTCAGACCACCGCCGTCTACCTCCACGTGCGCGACGAGTCGTTGCGCCGCAAGATGACCAGCCGTGCTAGGCACGGCGCAATGAACGAAGGAGGTGAATCTCATGCTCAAGAAGCTCTATGACCGACTCTTCGCGGACGCCCGTGTGCGTCTCCTGTACCGCGCCATCCTGGCCGGTGCCGTGGTGGAGTTCTACGCCGACGAGCCGTTCTCAAAGGCGGCAATCGTCGCAGCAGGCTGGGCCGCAATCGAAGCGTTCACGCCGCTCAACAGCCTGGTCGGGCTGTTCAAGAAGCCCGCCGCGTAACGCGCTCCTGCGCTATGCTCCGGATGGGATGCTAGGAGGTGGGCTGGACGGGCCTTACTCCTGCACGTGAGACGGGCGCCTGCGGGCGCCCGTCCTCGTTGTCGGGATCCCCCATTCGAGGGGTTGCTTCTGGAGGCGGGTCGACCGATACTACGGGTACACCCACTACGAAGGAGCACCGAATGCCCGCTACACCTACACCCCGCAAGAGCAAGGCATACAGCCGGATGGCGCACCAGGCGCACCAGGCTGGCAACCACGACCTCGGCAACCACTGGGCACGCAAGGCCCGCGACCTCGAAGCCCGCGCAGCGCGGTGCAACGGGCGCAACGCGAAGGTGGCAGCATGACCGCCGTACGCCGAGCCATCTGCTGGCGCCTCGGCGCAACCCAGCACGTCGTACGCGACGACTCGCGCGGTCGCCAGCCCGGCAAGCTCCTGGCAGGCCCGTACAACTCCCTGCACAAGAGCCAGGCCGCGCGCAAGTGCATCCTCCTCGGGCAGGAGCCTCCGGCGCCCGACTCGCTCAGGTAGGCCCAAGGCCCGGCCCTGGTAGATCCCCCATTCGAGGGGTTGCCAGGGCCGGGCTTTCGACCGATACTGAGGTCATGCAGCACACACCCACCAGCAAGGAGCGCACCATGATCACCCTCGACCTCACGAACCGCGCGGCCCGGATGCTCGAAGGCGGACGGCTTACCGCCACCTTCGTTTCCCCGCACAGCGGCTTGCACATCACGGTCAACGCGAAGTGCCGCAAGGCCCCGGCGCAGCCCGGCGGTAAGTGGACGGCCAGCACCCTGGCAGAAGCCAACATCATCTTCCTAACGGTTCCGAACGCCTCGGGCGGCTGGGCCGACAAGATCGGCAAGTGGACACCGGCCCGCGGCTTCGTCGCTGACGCAGGCGCCGACCAGGCTCGCGCCTACTGCGCGAAGACCCTCCTCGACTGGGTACAGGGCCTGCCGGTACCGCCCAGCCTTCAGATCCTCGAAGAGGATCGCTGCGGATGCTGCGGCCGGGCCTTGACCGACCCGCAGAGCATCGAGCGCGGCATCGGCCCCGAGTGCTACGGCCGGATGACGGACAGCCGCCACGAGGTGCGAGGCAGCATGGATGACCCGGCGCCGAGCAAGGCGCCGGTCGCCTCGCTCGCCACAGCCGCTACCCGCGAGGCGCAGTACAACGCGCAAGGCGAGGAAGCATTCGACTGGGCACCCGAGCCGGAGCCGACCACCCCGGCGCCGGTCGCCCGCGACAAGCAGGGAGTGCCGGTAGGCGTAGGCGACTGGAAGGCACGCAAGGCGTACGCGAAGGCTTGCCGGGCCGAGGACACGAAGGCCCGCAAGGCCGACAAGCCTTGCAGCCAGATGAGCACCCTGCCCGGCGAGACCTGGGAGGACATGTTCCGCCCGGCCGCAGCGGCGAAGGGGATCGAGCTTTGACGGTACGCTACCCGTATGGCCAGCAACGTAGACGCCGAGATCGCGCGCCTCTCCGAGAGGCGTTCGGCGTTGTGGTCGGGAGCCGTCGAGGGCTTCTCCGGGGAGGCTGCGAAGATCGCCAAGCAGCTGGAGGATCTCTACGAGCGGAAGCGTACGGCCAAGGCCACCGAAGGGCACCGGCCGCGGCAGGAGATCGTGCGCCGGGCGCGCGTCGAGTCCGAACTGGAACGCCTCATGACCACCGGACGGAAGCGGTGACCGATGGGCGTTCCTGATTTCACTATCACCGGCTCGATCAACGGGCGCGCCGCTGAGATCAAGTGGTCGGAGCACGACGGTTTCGGAGACCACCTGGCGCAGCCCGTGCCGCTCGCCCTCCTGATCGACCGAGGCGAGTCCGTGTGCTTCACGCCGACCGGGCCTTGCTGGACTGCCGCCGACCACCCGGACGAGGTGGCGTACGTCACCGCCATGCACGCGTTCGATGACATGAACGTCGGCTTCGACGTCAACGCGTCCATCGTGTACGAGCGGCTATCGCACGAGTACCGCTTGCCCACTGACGTCGAAGGCTAGAGCGCCGCAAGCATACCGAGCGCCCACCGCCGGTGCTCGGGATCCATTGTGCGCCCTCGCTTCTCCGCCGTGTTAAAGATGTCCTCTAGCGCCATCGTCATGATCTCATAGTTGTCGCGCCCGTAGTACCGGCCCATGTAGACGTGCGCCCAGTCGTCCTCAATGGTCTCCTCGCCGGAGGACATGCCCCGGTGCGGCTTCGCAGTCTCACCCTTCGCGCGGTACTGGTAGAACTTGCTCTCGGCCTCCTTGAAGCCCTTGATGTCGGCCTCGACCATGTGGCCAAGCTCGTGCAGGGCCGTGCTCAAGTACCTGCTATCGCCGCCGCTCCCGCCCATCAACCTGCCGCCCTGATCCGGGGATAGCCGGATGACGACCTCGTGCCCGCCGGTGTTCGCGTAGCCTCGCTTCACGCGCCCCGAGTCGATGGGACGATCCATCGCTTTGATCCAGTCGCGCGGCAGGAACTGGGATGCCTTGTCGAGCACCTTCGACATCTTCTTGCACTCGGCCTGCGCGTCCGTTCCGAGATCCGCGGTGCCACTGGTGCTTACTCGGTAGCGGCCGAGCGCGTGGCGCAGCTTGATCTCCTTCGTCGGCCCCATCTCCCTGATCTCCCCGAGAGCTTCCAGGGTGGCCTTTCGCTCGGCCTCGAACAGGGCCTTATCCGCGGCCTCCTGCTCGTCGATGGCTTCCGACAGAGCGCGCCATAGCTCCTGGCCACGCCCGATGCCCTCGCTGCTCGCAGCCTGGAGCGCGTCGTCGGTAACCCGAAGCGGCTCGTACAATTCCTTCAGTTCGGTCATGGGCTTCTCGCCGTACAGCCGCTGCGCCTCGTACCTCTCGTCCCACATGGCCTTGCGGAGCGGACGGATGCGGTCGTCGCGCTCGCCCTGCGCTATCTCCGAACGACGCCTCGCATCGACATGGGCCTGCTGTGCCGTGCGCGCGCGCAGCCGCGGCGCCGACGTACGCTCCGCGATTGCCTCATCGATCTTCTCACCCATCTGGGCCATCGCCTTCATGCGCTGCTCGGTCACCGCCGCCGGGTTGACGTTCGACGGGAGGTGGTCAACGTTCCAGTTGACCTCCTTGCGGATCTTCTCGACCTCCTCGGCGAGCTTCGTCGGCGCACCCTTCGGCCGTGTGATCTTCGGGTCTCCAGGGATGTACGTGATCTCCTTGGCGGGAGGCTCAAGCGGAGGAGCCGGAGCAGGCGTGGTACGAGCCGCGCGTGGCGCGGTAGGCGCGCCCTTCAGCTGCTCCTTCAGTGCGTCCCGGTGGGCAAGCTCCTGATCGAGCCGTGCGCGTACCTCGGGCAACTTGCCCTGCGGGTCGTCCACCTCCAGCTTCTTGATCCGGGTCTTCAGTCCGGAGATCCGGTTGTTGGTCGACGTGATTTGCGCGCGAAGCTCGGCCGGGTTGCCGGGCAGCGGCACCGGCTCTACGACTACCGGAGGTGGCGGTGGTGGCGGAGGCGGAGGAGGAGGAGTAGGAGCCGGAGGTGGTACAACCGGCCCCGGTGGAGGTGTGGGCGGAGGCGGAGCGACAGGCTTCGGCACCACCGGCTCAGGTTCCGCCCGGTACCACGGGTTCTGCATTCCGCGAGAGGAGCCTTCTGCACGGAGTGCTCGCGCGGCATCCGGGTCGTTTGCCTCGCGCTCGACCGTGCGCCAGGTCGTCTTCAGCTTCTCGTCCCCCATCTGCCTGAAGTTGCGCAGCGCCCCAGCGGGTGACCGGCCGGTCTTCGTGCCGAATCCCTCGGGAGGCAGCGGAGGCTCGTTGCGCGGGACGAGCGGCCGAAAGGATCCATCTGGGTTGCGGATCTCGATCCAGTCCGGCTTGACCGTGTCCGTGTACGCGAAGGAGTGCTCAGAGTCCAGGCGTACCTTGGGCCGCTCGGCCTCTGGGATTTTGAAGCGGTAGATCTGGAAGTCGCCGGGTGGTAGGCCGATCTCGATTGCCATCTCGTCTGCCTGCTCCAGGTTGAACACGGCACCCTGTAGATCCTCGTGCGCGTAGACGCCGGGGAAGTCCGGCAGGAAGTCCTGCCCTGGGTTCGGCACGCCGCCCGGCACTTTGCCACCCGGCACCAGGCCGCGCTCACGGATGCTGGCCTCGGCCTGGGTAGGCCCGACGTGGTAGAGGTAGCCGTCCTTCGGGTATTCGTCCGCGGGCACCGGATCGCCGGGTAGCTCGCGCGGAGCAGGTGTTGGCTCCGGTGGATCAGATCCCTTCGGGACGATCTCGACGTCCACGATCTCGTACTCGCCCTCGCGCGTGACCGCGGTGGCCCTGAACTCGGTGTCGCGTGCAAGCACCAGTTCGTCCTGGCTCATCACGGAGAAGTTGCCGCCGGTCTTCGGTTCGATCCGTGGGATCTTGAGTGCGTCCGTTCCGGCCGGGACGTGGACGCGGAAGATGACCTTGCCGTCTCCGTATGCCTCAGCCGTTGCCCGCTCCAGGTCGGTACTCGTGAAGGCCGCATCCGTCCACGTGCGCCCGACCAGATCCACCGGCGCCGCGCTGTACGGCACTCCCGCAGCATCGCGCCACGCGCCCGTACCGCGCCACACGATCTGGTCTGCACTGGTTGCGGTCATGCCCTTATCGATCACCGTCGTGATCTCCTGCAGCCCGGCCTCGGTTACACCCGGCATCATCTCGCGCGCGACCTCCAGGTCTCCGCGGAGGTAGACGTTCACGACTGACCCATCCGTCGTCCACGTGTCCATCGCCTCCTGCGTAACCGTGGGGATGGCGGGAGGCTCGGGTGCGGGAGGTGGCTCTACCACTACGGGCCGCGGCTCCACCACGACCGGCGGGTCGAACCGAGGCTTGACGATGATCTCGTCGGCGAGGTTCACGATGGGCCGCTTCGTGATGATGGCCAGTTCGCGCAGGGCGGGCGCCGGAGGCTCGGTGTACATGATCGAGTCGTAGCCCTGCGACCGGAGCGTTCGGGCGATTCGCTCCTCGACCTTCCGGTACGCCTGCGTGGACGTGATTGACTCGCGCCGCTCGTACCCGTACATCAGATCGTTCATGGACTTGCCGAACAGATCCTGGGCTGCCTCGGCTGCGCTCCGGTAGACCTTCGTGCGGTTGACGTCGATGATGTAGCGCGTGATCTGCTCGCCGGGGTGGAGGCTGGCGTACGCCCGAATCGACTCCTGCGACTCGCCGAAGAACACGCCGCGCCCGGTATCGGCCGTGTTCCCCACGCGCCATACCTCGACACGGCCCGGCGAGATCTCGGAAGCTGCCGCGTCGAGATCCATGAGGGAGGACATCCCGGCGGGTGCTGGCGCTGGCTCGGGCGGAGGCTCAACGACCGGCCGCGGACGCACCGGGTCGTTGTTCGCACGCTTCAGCGTGTCGCGCCAGTCAAGCTCGGTCTGGAGCCGGGTATGCAGCTGCCGCAGGTCGACCTCTGGATCCCCGCGCTGCGTTGCGATCTTGATCCGGTTCTTGAGACCGGAGATGCGGTTGTTCGTGCTCGTGATCGACTCGCTGATCTGCTGCGCCGGAATTCCGTCCAGTAGTGCGCCCGGCTTCAGCGGGAGGTACGCCGGAGCCAGTGTTGCAGGAGCCTCCAGAATCACGTCCTGCCCGGCCAGCCGAGGAGCAAGTTCGCCCTCCGGCCAGGACGCCTCCACCTCGGCCCAGGCCAGGTCGGCCTCCAAGGTGTCCTCGATGACGGCTTCGCCACCGGCCCACGGCTCGTCCGGCGGTAGCCACAGGTTGCCCTCCTCGTCCTCCAGCGTAGGCACGACCTCGCAGCGGCAGTTCGGATGCCAGGGCGGCTGCTCCCCGTCGTCCACCGAGTGGATCTCGGACGCGGCGTCGATGCACTCGTCGCAGGGATCCTCGGAGTCGATCCCGATGGTAGGCCCGTGGGCAACGCTCGACTCGTACGAGGTGATGCCGTTCGCCTGGTAGGAGTTGAGGGTGGTGGTCGTCCAGACCGCCGCGGTCTCCGTGCGCGCGATCCGCTCGACTTGGTACCGCTCCAGGGCGGGCCACTCCGCTCGGATCTGCGCCTGCACCTGCGACAGGGTCTTCGGGTTCCGCGGATCCGTGGCGCGCGAGATGAGTCCGGCCAGCCGGTCGGTGTGCGTGCCGTATGCCTGCTGGATAATCTTGCTGCCGCGAACGGAGTAGACCGCGTTCGGCATGTTGCGCGGGTGCGCCCACTCGAACGTCTTGTGCAGCCCCATGTGCTCCAGCGCGGACTGGCCCGCTACCGCGCTCGTTTCACCGGCCGCTCCGATGTACGCGCGCACGCCGCCGCTCTCAAGCGCTTCGACGTTGTTGGCGCCGCGCAGCGCCGCAGCGATCTCTGCCCGGTCGGGAGGGATGTACTCGCCGGGCGGTGGCGCGGCCCGGCGCACAGACAGCCAGAACCGCTTGAGCACGTTCGGGGTTCCCCACGCGGCCTGCGCGTACATGATCGCGGAGGTGAGGTGGTAGTCGCGGAACCATCCCTGGATCACCGGATCCATTGTCTCGATCCAGGCTTGCTCCTGATCCAGCCGCTGCTGGTACGCCCGTTGGCTCGTTGAGAAGGTGCCCTTCTCGACAGCGCTGGCTGCTTGCGCGTAGACGAAGAGCCGACGCAGGCTCTTCAAGTACTCGCGGGACTCGGCTACCGCCGCCCCGCGCTCAGCGATCACCCGTCCTCCGACGCCGCCTGTGCGTACTCCTGGATGCGGGCATGGTTCTCACGGGCCTCAAGGAGCAGGGTAGCGACACCGGTGCGAAGGCCATCCAGGTTATCCCCGGCACCCTTCTCCAGTCCTGCTCCGGTCGGCGCCGCGCCAGGGCTGCCGCCTGCGCCGCTCGCGCCCGGTAGCTCGGTGAAGAGCATGTCGTTGTACTCGGATTCGATCTTGTCCGTACCCGCGAGGATGGCTCCGGTCTCGTCACGCAGCGGCGGCTGGTACACCGGCTCCATGCCCATGCGGCGCCGGGCCTCGCCCAGGGTGATGACGTCTGCGTGGAAGAGGAGTATCGATAGCTCGGCTTCTTGCCGCTCCGTCTCGATGTCGAGATCGTCCAGCACCAGCTGGTACGGGACGGCGACCTCACCTTCCCCGGTGATGGTGGTGGCGTGTGCCCGCTCCCACTCAACCTGGATGAGCCGGTTGAGGCGCTGGTCGTAGAGCGCCTGGCTCGGTGCAACCACGCCCTCCTTGTAGACTCTGTTGACTTCGTCAGCCAGGTTGCCGCCGAGCGTGCCTACGGTGACCGAGGCGATACGCTCGCCGGGGATCCGGTGCGACACCAGGATCGCCTTGTCGGCCCGCTCCGAGAGCTTCTCGAACGTGCCGTCTGCGATGCCCTTGCCGGACAGCTGCTGGAAGTCGATCTTGCCGTCGCCCGCGATGGGCACGATGATGTTGCGGTGCGGCTGCTTCAGGTCGACGGTGAACGCGCGCCGGATGTCCTCCTCGACGTCCGGGTCGTCCTCCAGGTTCGTGAGGATGATCGCCCAGCGAGGCTCGCGCCGGTTGGCGAAGAACTGGATGTTGTCGTCGCGCGCCGCGAGGGCCAGCGCGAGCCAGCCGACTGCCGAGATGTAGATCGGGATCCCGTACCAGCTTGAGCGCCGCGACTTCTTGCGGATGACGAACAGGTCGTTGGCCGGGTCGTTGATCTTCGTGAGCGAGCCGGTCTTCGAGTCGACCTCGACCTTCTCACCGGAGTCGGTCTCGGCTCCCCAGCGGCGGAACCAGACCTTCTTCTGGCCGCGGATCTGGACGAGCCGGAAGCCGTCCCGGTGCGCGCGGACGGTGTGGCCAGGGACGTGGTAGAGCTTGCGAGCGAGTCCTTGCGGGTCGCGCGCTACCTCGATCAGTCCCCAGCCCACCGTCTCGACGTCGTTCCAGGCTGCGCTGATGACCTCCTGCATCGACTCGTCGTCCGGGGCAAGGCTCTCGAACCAGGATGTGATCTCGGCAAGGGCCTCCGGGTTCGGCGGAGCCTCCTCATCGATGGCCTCCCAGTTCCACCCTGTGCCACACACGTCGACGGTCTTCTGTTCGAGGGCGCTGGAGTGGATCGGGTGCTGCTCTGCCAGGTAGACCAGCTGCTCCATGCGGTAGGGCGGCTCCTGGATTCCGCGGTCGCTGTACGAGAACGCGTCCTCGGGGATCTGCGTGCTCGACCACTCGCCGACCGCGTTCCCCGCGTCGTCGTAGTAGAGCACCTTCATGACCTTGCCGCGCTCGGTGCCGCCCGCCTCCCTGACTGCCTTGGCGACGTCTACAGGTGCGGTGACTCGCCCGGCGGGCGCAGAGGACTTCGGAGGCGTTGCCATGCTGGGAGTCTACCCGCAGCGGCGGTATGATCCTGGGCCGCTGCTATCCTCGACGCATGCGTCGGTTCATTCCGCAGTGGCTGGTACGAGCATGGTGCTGGGCGCACCACCATCCGCAGCAGCGGTACTACGCTCGCCAGGACGGCAAGGCGCTCGTGATCTACACGTGCGGCTGCGGCTCGAAGCAGAGCGCCACGCTGATGCCCGCGAACCGGCACATCCGGCGCCACGTGCGCAAGCACGCACGGTAATGCCCGGATTCCCGCCCGTGCGTAGCCGTGTGGGCGCGTGTGCGCGCTGTAGACTCTGTACGAGCGCTGAGCCGCGTACCGCGATAGGCGTGTGAAAGGGGCTGTGGTGGCTCAAATCCGGAAGCCGACGCTACTGATGACACCCGTGGGTTGGAAGCACGCCCTGGCGACGAGCGGCACGCCGGATGATCTCGTGGAGGAGCTTGGCCGGTGCGCCACGTCGTTTCGCCACTTCCTGAAGTACTGGCGCTTCACGAACCAGGACACCGGCGAGGTGCAGACCCTCGGCGAAGTCCTATGGCCCGCCCAGGAAGAGTTCGTGCGGGTGGCCGAGAGCGAGAACTGGGTGTTCTTCCTGAAGGCACGGCAGCTGGGTGAGACCACCATCGAGTGCGCGTTCGACGGATGGGTCACGCGCTTCGGCCCTCAGAACGCTCGCGTCCACCTGTTCCACAAGCGAGAGCTTGAGGCCATCGGTCTGCTGGAGCGCGTTAAGTTCGGACTAGAGAACCTGCCCGAGTTCATGAGGCTGCCGGTGCAGCGCGAGACCCTGACCGACTATCAGATCGGGAACGACGAGCAGGACACCCGGACGGTCAAGGCGTACCCGGCCGACAACGACACGGCCCGCGGCGAGACGTGCAACCACGCGCACGTGGACGAGTGGGCCTTCATGTCGAACCCCGGCCGGGTCTGGCAATCCATCGAGGAGGCGTGCGCAGGCACCGTCCACTTCGTGACGACGGAGATCGGCCCGGCGACGTACACCGCCACCTTCTGGCGCAGCTGCCTGGCCGGTGACCAGATCGACCGGAAGGGGCGACCGATCTACCCGTGCTTCATTGGCGCCCTCGCGCGTCCCGACCGTACGCCCGAGTGGCTGGCTCAGAAGCTTGCCGCCGCTCCGGACAAGGCCGCGGTCATGCGCGAGCTTCCGATGCGGTGGGAGGACGCGCAGGTCGCAGGCGGATCCAACGTCTTCACCACCGCCGAGATCGATGAGGCTGCGGTAGACGCGCGCGGGCTGATGCCTCCGACCGAAGGCCGGAAGTACCTCAAGTCCGTGGACGTCGGTCGACACAAGGACGCAGCCGTGATCATCGTGCTGGACGTGACCGACCCGGTGTTCGATGTCGTCCACTACCGGCGCCTGCGCGAGAAGACGTACCCGATGCTCGGCCGCGAGATCGAGGAGGTACACGGACTGTACCCCGGCCCGACCGTGATCGAGGACAACGCCGCGGGCGAAGCGGTGCGCGAGCATCTCAACATCCGCGAGCGTGAGGTACACGGGTTCAAGACCACCGCCCCGAGCAAGGCCCGCATCCTCCAGGAGACGAAGGCTCTGCTCCAGGCCGCGTGCTTGAAGTGGGATCCGCTGGCCTGCCCGCAGCTGGACGTGGAGATGCGCGGCTACGCGATCCCGGACGAGAACGTCGTGCAGGACTCCGTGATGACCCTGGCCATCGCTGTCGGGTGCGTCGGAGAACTGGCCTACAAGATCGGCCGGGTCATGGCCGTCCACTCCGCCTGACTACGTCAGGTTCCATTCCAGGATGACGGCACCGTTCGTCCCTGGCGCCCATGCCGCCACCTGAATCCAGTAGGTGTCCCCGGCGACCACGTCGAACTCGATGATCGGGTCGAAGTCCGGGGTGGGGTTGGAGGGGTCAGTGGAGTCGGTGGAGTCCAGTTCGGTGAGCGCACCCATGCCCGGCCCTCCGCCGTAGGCCGTCATCATGATGTTGAGCTTTGCCGGGGAGACGGGGAAGGACGAGGTGGAGTCCATGAACGTGGAGAGGCCGTTGCGCACCGACACGTGGTGCGGCCCGGCAGGCTCGTACTTCCACCAGAGCGACTGGTAGCCGAGCGAGCCGACCCAGTTCGCCCCGGCAGGCTCGGCGGTCTCCATGCCGTTGCCCGCGATGTCGACCGGCTCCAGCTGCTCCCATCCGGTGCCGGTGCCGATCCGGTGCATGGGCTGCGCCCGTGCGAAGTCGTCATTCGCCGCGGGGCGCCGCATCTCAACGGCTCGCTTGATCGAGATGAGCTTCGTGACAGGCATTTAGAACTCCGCGTTCCGGTAGTTCGGGAGAACCATTGATGGGTCGGTAGTGATGGAGACGTACCTGTTGCACCCGAGCAGCCCCTCGTAGCGAGGCTTAGTTCTGCCGCGGCCCATGCCAGTAGCCCACGTCGCGCACGGGTACCAGGCGTACTGCCGGGCAGCCGTGGCCGGTGGCGGAAACGAGATATCGTAGTGCCCCGGACAAGCCCACTGGGTCTGCATATCCACTTCGACAACTGCGCCGTTTGTGACGCGCAATTTCCATTGACCGACGTAGGGTATGGCAAGCACTGGATCCGTTCCATGCCTGTAGTCCACCGCGTCCGATGCCGTGAGTACCGTTGTTCCGCCCCACGTATCCCACAACCCTGCGGGTGTGTCTACAGGCGGGGTGCCGTCCGGAGGGAACGCGTCGATGCGGTAGTCCGTGCCCGTGTACACCGCTCGCACCCCTATGGCGCGTGCGAATCCAAACACCGCGCCGTGCTCCTGAGACGCGAAGTAGGTGCCCTGCTTAGTGAAGTTGAGTATCCCAGGCACCTTCCATGCCAGCGCCCCGTCACAGTCGTTCGGAGGGGCTGCGAAGGGGCCGCTCAGTGTGGCAACCCACGCCACCGCTTGTGACCCAACGGGTAGCCCACTGCCCGCAGGCGCTGGCCCACCAGGAGGCTCGGAAGGCCGGACACCGGAGAACTGAAGAGCAACCGAAGACATCTTAACGGGCGGGCTGTCTTCCCACTGGTGGTAGATGATGTCTCCCGACGTGAGCGGGCGGGTGGTATATCGCCAGACTCCGATTCCTGCAACGAGACCCCGCATCCCTACGTCGGTTCCGTAGTACAGCTCTTCCCCGTCCTCGAATCGGAAGTTGGCGAATTGCTCCCACTCGGGATAACAGCCCGGCTCGTAGGGTGCGACTAGCGCAGCTTCCGGGGTGGTGATGTCGTAAGTCATCCCGGTGAACGTCGAGGACGGCGGTGACCCGTGCACGGCGGGCGCGCCCGCGAGCAACGTTGCGAACTCAGCAACCGACAGGATCACCACCGCGTACGCCATGTCCTCTGTGCAGACAGGAACGTTGGCGGAGAAGGTAAGGCCGGTCTCGTCGCCGGTGCCGACGACCCCGTCGTAAGTGAATGTGGTCATTGCTTTCTGACCGTACAGTACATGGCCATCCGATAGTTACTGATGCTGGCAGTCATCCCGCTGGGATCTGGAGGGACGGTCGTTCCACCGTACCCCGTGCGGAAGTGGGTGGTGAACCCGACCGACGCACCTCCGTTCATCGCGTAGGTGTGCTGTCCCGCAATCCCCACTCCGAGGTTCGGAACAAGGGTACCGATGTGGTACACGCCCGCGGGCATCCGACCTTCGCGGAGCAAGGTGAGGCTGGTCGTCGTCTGCCAGGCCGGTGAGGCGCCTGGGGTCGCTGGCAACGCACCGTACCCGACTAGTGCTCCGGGTGCGCCACCGCCGTCATCCGCCCAGACGGCGAGCACCTGGTTGACGCCATTTCCGAATGCGTCGAAGCGGTCTCCGTACCAGGAGATACTTTCAAGAATCCCGCCGGTGAAGTCTGAAAGGGTGTGGGCGGTTGCGTCCACTTCTCCGAGTCCCCAGGAGTTGGCAACGAAGCCGGTGATATCTGTTACGCCCAGGATCTGAACCTTGCCCTCGTAGTCCGCCGCGATCTTGAACTTCCGCCGACGTGCTCGTGAGAGTGTTGTCGGGTACCCGACAATGGCGACGTCCTTCTCGGCCAGAAGCAGTGTGGCCATCTCGCTGCTGTAGATCGGAACCGACTTGTAGGACTGGGTCGAGATGTCGTCGCCCACGTCGTTGACGTTCGTGAGTGCCGCACCGCCGTTGATGATCGGGTACGAGCCGAGTGCCGTGTTGTGGAGAGCCAGGATCTGAGCGGCGGTCAGGGCGGATGGGATGTACGCCGCATGGGACACCGACATGTCCGCGGCGAGGTTCACGTTGTTCATCCCGAAGATCCAGTCCGAACCCGAGATGCCTGCAGGGTTGAACGTGGTCGTCGCTGCCTGGAGAACCCCGTTGACGTAGAGCGTCATTGCGTTGCCTCCTGTCAGCACGGCCGCGAGGCTATACCACTGACTGAGAGTCGAGACTGCGTCGGCCTTGGCGACGTTGCTCCCGCCGTTGGCGAACACGTCGAAGAAGTCCGTGCCAACGCCCTCACCGAGGGTGAGTCCCCAGGAGTTGACGACCGTGAATACGTTGCCGCTCGCAAAGCAGATCCCGATCTCGCCGGAGGCATTCCTCTTGGCCAGGGCGAATATCGTCGCGTCGTCCCTGTCGGCAAACGGCGCTTTGTCAGTCCAGCCGTTGGCTGTCCCGTCGCCCCTCATGGCGACTGTGCCTGCACCCGGAAATGCCGTCTGCGCCACTTGGTACGACAAGCCGCCGCCGTTGTTCGTGAAGTGGTTGGCATTGCCGGAGGAGTCTTGTGGATGGCCCGAGGCGTCGTCCAGCTTGTAGAGGCCCAGCGGGCTGTGAGCGAGCAGTGCTTGGCTGAGAGCGGTCATGCGCTCACGAACCTTGAGGCTACGTCGATCTTCCGCGCGCGGGCACGGGTAACCGTCGTGTTAGAGACGACGGCGACATCCGGGAGAGCGATCACAGCCGCCAACTCGGTGGGAGTCAAGGTCGTGCTCTTGTATGACAGAGCATCGACATCGACCCCGTCCACGTTGACGTTAGTCAGTGCCGCTTTGCCTCCGTTCCAGATGGTGTACGCCGATACGTCTCCCTTGACGAAGACCATCTCACTGACTCCTTGATCTGCGATGGACAGCGTGATGGTGGGGTCTTCGCTTGCAGGAACAGCATACTGCTTCGATCCAGTCCAGATAGCAACCCCTGATCCGAGATGGTAGATATTTGTGTCATGCACCGGGAACCCAGTGGGGTCAACGGGGACTGTCCAGTTGTTGCCATTCGTATTGAGGGCGAGAACGGCAAGGCCGGGGAAAGGAGGAGTGTCAGGGCCAGGAGCATAAGCGGTTGTCCCGCCCGGAGTGTTCTGGACGGTTCCAATCGTGGGCGCCACGAATACTGCGGCGCAGTCCTTGATAGCAAGGACGCAGCCACCACCGAAGGAACCAGCACTCACCGTAGTAGTCCATGAAGCAGGTTCGGACAAGGCTTTCTTGTAGTAGATGTACCTTACGATATTCGTGCAAGGCTCCCTGACTCCAAGCTGAGTCCAACCAGCCGGAGCCGTCGGGACAGTGATTGAACTCGGGAACATGTTGAGGTACCAGAGGAGAACATCTCCATCAGCCGTACCCGCAGGCTTTGCGTTTACATAGGTTGTACCACCGGAGGACTCGGCGTAGCTATGCGCTCTGATAGAAGGAAGAGGCAGGGTAGCCATGGCTACGCCGAGAGGTAGCCACCGGCGATGGACACGACCCGCCGCTGGGCAGACGTTGCTGCGTCCGCCATGACGGCAACATTAGCCAGTGCCAGCAGTGCGGCAAGCTCCGTGTTCGTCAGCGTGACCCCGGTCTTGTAGGTCAGCGAGTCGACGTCCGTACCACCGGCATTGACGTTGACCAGCTGTGCGTCCGAGGAGTTGATGATCGTGTACGCGGCCATGCTGGGATCTTACCCCGCGGAGGAGCGAAGGTCGAACGGCCCTCGCGGGTCGTTCCAGCCCTGACCCCATAGGAGCGAGAGCCTGTCGAACCACTCCTCGTATTGCGCGCCCACCGTCTCAAGGCTGAACCTCCCGTGCGCGTACGCGCGGATCGCGTCCCGGTCGAGTAGCATTGCGTCCTCGACAGCCTGGCGCCCTCCGCCCAGCGTACGGAAGCGGTACCCTCCGATCCCCTGCGGCACGGTCTCGGTGAAGGCACCCCAGTCCGTGGTGATCGCGGGAGTCCCGGACATCATCGCCTCGACGGCCACGCCGCCGAACGGCTCGATGTATGTCGTGGGTACGAGCACGGCCGCGGCGCCGGACATGAGCTTGGCGCGCTGGTCGATGTCGACCAGCCCAAGGTACTCGATGTCTCCTTCGAGGCGCATCTCATCTGCCTGGACGTATCCCTTACCCCACTGCTTGCCGCCCTGGCCTGCGATCTTCAGGGGCAGCCCCGTCTCCTTTGAGATCTGGTTGGCGATGTGAACACCCTTGCGTCCGATCAGCCGACCGACGTAGAGGAGGTACGGCTTCGCCTTGGGCGAACGCCGGGCAGCCGGGAACTCCTCCGGGTCGAAGAAGTTAGGAATGACCGTGTCGAACCAGATGCCGTCTCCGATTCTTTGGTCGCCATAGCAGTAGTGCATCCAGGCGTAGCTCTCCCAGCACTTGTTCGGCGAGAACGTGCCTGAGTACCCGATGCCCCACTCACAGGACTGGAGGTGCGAAAGGTCGTGTGCGATCTGTGCCTGGCACACGCCTGCGATGATGCAGACGATGTCGCGCGGCTCGGCTCGCTCACGGATCTGCTGGGAGGCTCGCCAGTTCATCTCGCGCCAGTGGACGTCGTTCGGATCCCAGGTGATCGGGTAGAAGCCGGACTGGTCGTACTCACCGAACCACTCCGCCTGCTGCGCCTTCGTGACCGAGACGATGTGCTCAGTACACTCGGCGTCGTTCTCCTCGCCCGAGTAGATGAAGACCTCGTGCCCACGGGCCGTCATCATCTTGCCGAACTTGCGCACCTTCTGCGTGTAGGCGCAGGCGTTGTACGCCGCGGTGGTCTGCGTGTGCGGGAGCGAGACGACGTGGAGGCGGTGCTTCACGCCGCGAAGCGTAGCTGCCGCCTACGTCTTGAAGGGTTCGCCCTGGCTCAGACTGCGTACTGCTCGCCCTCGGCCTCGATCACGCAGGTGAGGGTCGTAGCCGCGCCGCCGACGATGAAGTCGGTGGAGACCAGCTTCAAGGAGCAGTAGTAGTCGTAGCTCTGCTTGGCCGCGACCGGGTAGTCGAAGAACATCTCGGTGCCCGCCGCGTTGCCGCCCGTCGCGCCGATGTACAGGCGGAACGTATCGGCGAGCAGCTTGTTCGCCACGTGGATGTGGCGGACGACGTCGTAGATGAGCGCCGAGGAGTTGTTGTACACGTTGGTCGTGTACGTCGTGGTCAGGGCGAGAGGCCCGAAGGTGCGCTTGATCGTGCCAGCCATCTACTGCTCCCGTCCGAAGTCGTTGATCATCACGCTAGGGAGTCTACACTCGACCTGCGTCCCGTATCGGCCTGCTACGGGATGATGATCGGCTTCTTGGCCCAGCCCTTGTCGATCTGGTGGACGCGCAGTCGGCTCTCGCAGATCGGGCAGTACAGAAACGCCTTGAAGGGTTGCCAGTTCTCCTGGACGTAATCCGAGAGCTTGCCGGGGCACGGCCCCGAGGGGCAGTCGACGTTCAGGCCCTCGAAGTACGAGCGGAGATCCTTGTTGGTGCTGAGGTCGAGCGCGTCCACGGGTACAGCGTACCGGCTAGTGGAGGTGGCTGGCGACGACCCACCAGTGGTGGTTTGAGTCGTTCTGGATGTGGACGCTCTCGTTCTGGTTGGCGAGGACGTACGTCGTCGCGGCGTCGTCCATGAAGTCGTCACCGTTGACCTGCCCGGTCATCGGGGTAACCGTGATGACGTTCGCGGTCGCGTCCCGCTTCTTGATCTTCATTTGCTTGCCGTATGGCCTGCGCGGCCCTACGTCGAGCGTGGCCGGGAGGGCGATGATGGCCTCGCCCAGCGTGCAGTCGACAACGATGAGATCGTCAACAGCGCTCGCCAAATACGTGTCTGGATCAGATGCGGTTGCGAAGAACGACCAGTTCCCTCCGCCGCGCCAGAGTGGAACAATCCAGTCTTCGGAGATGTCCACCTCGCTGATCTGCCCCACCTCAGACGTAGTCGGCCGGACGCGCCACCACAGTTTCGTGTACGGCCCGATGTCGAGCTTCGTGCCAGTGACACCGTCCCACCTGTATCGGAGGGTAAACGAGTCGATAGCTGCCGCTGCGCCGACTAAGTCAACGAGCCTAAGCCAGCCGGTGTCATGGACTGATTGGACGGGGAAGTAGTCTTGACCAGACTCGCTCTGGAGGAGGGTCGTGTCGAGGATGGAGTAGTCCACGCCGTTGTAACGGATCGCGTATTCGCCGTGGCCCTCCTGCTCGTAGACCTGGAGCATGATCTCGCCGTACTCCGCGGTCGCTTCGCGCGATGAGTAGTTGGTGATCGTGAACGGGTTGTTCCCCCAGGTAGTTGATTCGACAACATCCACAAACGTCGTGCTGGTGGTGTTCGATACAACGGCGTCAGTTTCCAGCGCGGGAGTCTCCTCCCAGATGCCGCTGCCTCCGCCTCCCGGCCCCGTCGCGCCGGTAGGGCCTGGCTGCCCAGGAGGGCCGAACGGGCCGACATCTCCGTCATCTCCTTGAGGGCCTGCAGGGCCGGTGAAACCGGTGGGGCCACCTGATGGGCCAGTCCACCCTTGCGGCCCGGTGGGGCCGGTCGCCCCTCCGGGGTCTCCGGTAGCGCCAGTAGGCCCTGTAGTTCCGGTCATCCCCTGTGGGCCAGGCGGGCCGTCATCTCCGTCGTCCCCCGGAAATCCTCGCGGCCCGAGGCTTCCGACCGGGCCGGTCGCTCCTGTGACACCTGCTCCGGTCGCTCCGGTAGAACCGGTTGCGCCGGGAGAGCCAGTATTCCCGAACGGCCCCGTGGCTCCTGTGGTACCAGCACCAGTGGCCCCGGTCGCGCCGCTAGGCCCTGTAGATCCTGTGTTGCCCGCACCTGTAGCGCCGGTGAACCCGAGACCACCGCTCGGCCCGGTAGGCCCGGTACGACCGGTTGCGCCGGTATGGCCCTGGGCACCCGTAGGGCCGCTCGGGCCTGTAGCCCCGGACTCACCGATAGGGCCAGTGGCGCCTGTGATGCCTGCGCCTGTATTGCCGCGTGGCCCCGTAACTCCCTGCGCGCCTGTAGGGCCGGTTCCTCCGATGGGGCCGGTGGATCCGGTCATGCCTATCGGGCCGGGCCACCCATCGTCGCCGTCTGCTCCGTCATACCCAGGCGGGCCGGTCGGCCCCATCGGGCCGGTCGGCCCGCCGCTCGGGCCGGTCGGGCCGATAGGCCCAGTTGCACCTGTTTCGCCCGCACCGGTTGCTCCGGTGTTGCCGAACGCACCCGTAGCCCCTGTGTCGCCCTGCGGCCCTGTGGCGCCCGTGTTGCCACCGGCTGGGCCGGTAGGCCCGATAGCGCCCGTAGCCCCTGTGTTGCCCGCACCGGTGGCGCCTGTGTCGCCTGTGGGGCCGGTGGCGCCTGTGTTGCCAGCACCCGTTGCGCCGGTAGGGCCGAATGCTCCTGTGAACCCGACCTCGCCTGCGCTCGAACCCTTCCACGAGACGGCGCCGCTCGGCAGGATCTTGACGGTGGCATGGTTGTCGAACTGGTCGGTGGCCGGGAGCCTCTTGTCGAAGTCGGGAACGAAGCCCGCCGGAAGATTGAAGATCGTGGATCCAGCTGCTCCTCCGGTTACCCCTCCCTCGATATCAAGGTTGCCGTCCGTGCGCCAGCGGAAGCGCATCGGAGTCTCGCCACCGCCTGAGTTCTGCCATACGCCCTCGAACGGAGGACTATCCGGAGTGGTGTTCGGCCCTGCGGGGTAGGTGCCGACGTAGATCCACGGGCCGGGCGGGCGCTTCTCGACCGCCTGCATGCGGCGCTCGTGATCACCGAAGACCTTGGTCTCGGTGGTCTGCGGCTGAAGGTGCTTGCTCATGCGCCCTGGCTCGAAACGATCATGTTCGTGACCTGCTCGCCTGCGGTCTTCCCGACCTCAAGGTCGAATCCGTAGACGCGCTGATAGCCCGAGACAAGCTCGCGGGTAACGGGGAACGGAGACCGCGAAGCGTTCACACGGATAGTGTCGCCGACGAACCACGCGTCGAATGGTACCGACGAGATCTCGGGAGCCGGGATGACCGTGACCATGTCGCGCGGATCCTTCTGGAGCGCGATGCGCTCATCGGCGAGCAGCTGGAGAAGCTCGACCGTCTCGATGTCCGAGATCACCTCGGCCACCTCGAACGTCCCGAAGGTCGTCTTCGAGGTTGCGTCCGTGGAGACGGCCCGTCGCCCCGTCGTGCTCTTGCCCCACAGCGTGACGTCGTTGTACAGGTCGTCCATCGTTTGCACGCGCTGGAAGCTCGTGGCCGTCCGCGGAGGCGCGGCGTACCCGAACACTACTGCCTCCTTCTGCAACCCCAGACGTGATACCGCTCCGAGACGAAGGTGCTTGCCGTCCGTGACGTTCTGATA